AGAAAGAAAAGAAAGAAGCACCAACATCAAAAAAAATCAAAACTCATATGGTTGCACCAGATAAAAAAGGTGAATCAAGAGTTCGTTCTTATCAGGCAACAAAGAATGAAGAAATGAGTTCTTACGAATATTGGAAGCAATTTATAAAATAATAAATAAGTATATAAAAGTACTTTTTGTTGCTAAAAATGAATAAGCAGGACTTGGATGCTTTAGCAAACTTGTATGAGGAAGTTTATTATCCTCAGGATGTAGAGCAACTTGATGAAGCACCTGGAGGCAAAGCAAGATTTTGGGACAGCAATATGGGAAGATTTGTTGCAAATACAGGTCGTGTTGCTGGTGATATCAGAGATACTCTTTATGGAGACCCAAGTGGTTCAGCATCAAGATTGGCCAGGCAAAGATTGGGGCAAAGATTAACTGGAAGATCAGTTACAGAGTATCCAGACCAAAGAGCAGCAAGAATAGAAAGAGCACAAAATGCTGCAATTGCTGCAGCAGATAAAGCAGAAAAATCATCAAGAACACCAGTACCAGGAACACAACCAGCAGATTCTCGTCCACCAAGACCAGCAGCAGGTTCAGGTTCAACACCTCCACCAAGACCAGCAGCATCCTCAACTGTCCTTGCAAAACAAAAAGGAGTTGAAGGAAAATTAGATAAAGCAACTGGTAAGTTTACTGCTGGTGCTTTTAGTGGTGCAGAGAAGTCCCGTTATGCAAGTGTTGCCGCACAAAATGCTGCAAGAAGTTCTGCATCATCAACTTCAACACCAAAACCCCCAACACCAGCAATCGGTAAGTTAGGGAATACTTCATTTGAAAGAAGAACACCAACTTCTGCTGAATTAAGAGCAGCACAAGGAGCAAGAGCATCTGGTGCATCACCAGAAAAGGCACTTCAAGCAGCACAAAAAACCAATCTTCCTACGACTGGTCCTACTCCTGCTGTTCCTGATGTGAAAAGTGCAGCAGCAGATTTGCAGAAATTCACTCCAAGGGATATGTCTAAATACCCACTAAAACCAGCAACTGGTATAAATAATACAAAACCCACTAAAACTCCAACTTCAGGAACAGGAGCAACTATGCAAAAGCAATCATACGAATGGTCATCTGCTAAAACTTTGAGAGATATTGCGAGAGCATATCAATCAGTTTATGAAGGTAAGGGTGATGGAAATCTTGCCAACAACTATCCTCCATATGATAAAGTAACTAGAGGAGATGTTATTGCTGGTGCTTTGGGTAAAGACCAAAAGGGTGGAAAGAAGATAAAGAAAGTAAAGGAAGAAATTGAACTCGTTGATGAAGCAACTGCAATGGCTAAGAGAGGTTATGATGAAACCGAAATTCGTAATAGAATTGCAAAATCAACAGGTGGTGGAGAGGCAGCAGATAGGGCAACTGAATTAGAAAACAGACCAACTTATGGTCGAAGAGGTGTAAATCCAACAGCAAGACAAAATCTTGCCAGAAAGCAAAGAGGTGATTTTCGTAAGACAACTTCTTCTGATTATGGTCTTCGTGGATATGCTCACAAGTCTGATGACCCTGCCGTAAAAGCAAAGCAGGCAGCAAGAGGAGCACAAAGAGGTGCTCTGACCCCTAGAGAGAAAAAGCAACTCAATAGAGAGGCATATGAAGCATACGAGTTTGTAGCATCATATCTTCTTGAAAATAACTTTGCATCAAGAATTGAAGACGCAAATGTAATTATCAACAATATGAGTGAAGTTTGGTTCAATCAAATCATGGAAGGTTGATATAATATTACAATTCATTAAGGCACCTTGACAGGTGCTTTTTTTATGACTATAATCACTCTGTTAGGGTTGAAGATAAGTTATACCTATAAATAACTTGAATATTATTAGGAACCCGAATGAGTTATGAGAACCCTTGGATATATCAAGGAAAGATATTTGAATCAGAAGATATCCAAGATTATTTTGGGTTTGTTTATTTAATAGAGTGCTCTCAGACCAATAGAAAATATTTGGGAAGAAAATACTTTTGGTCTTTTAGAACTCCCAAAGGAAAGAAAAGAAAAGTAAAACAAGAATCAGATTGGAAAAATTATTATGGTTCTTGTCCTGAACTCAAAGAGGATATAAAAAAATACGGAAAGGATAAGTTTCAAAGAACTATATTGTCTCTTCATAAAACATTAGGTAAGACAAACTATGAAGAGACAAGACAGTTATTTTTAAATAATGTCTTAACTGAGTCTCTTGACAATGGCACTCCTGCGTATTACAATAGCAATGTCATGAATCGATATTTCAGGAAGGATTATTTTAATGGGACTTCACATCAAGAAAATATGCAATGATACAATTGACGGTCATATTGATCGTATGCATATCTTGTGTGAAGAAGGAAGAACAAAAGATGCAGAAAGTGTCTATAGTGAAATTCGTGATTGGGTAATTCAAAAAGAAAATCTTGAAGTATTATCTCTTGATTATATTAATGGTTATTTTATGGATTTCTAAATACTGTAATATTATGAGACTTATAATGAGAATTTGATCATGACATTAGAGCCCAGGAAAGTGCCCTCCGAGAGGTTGGGTGTACCCCCTTTCTATTGGGATGTAGAGTTCAATTAATTTAAATGCAAAATTTCTTTACAGTAGCCGTTCCTCTAGTAGCAATGGTTACAACCAATACGGCAACACTGCCTCAAGTGTTTCCTCCTCCCCCTTTGAGTGGTCCTCCACCATTCTCTATTATCCAAGAGGAGCCTACATCAAAGACAGCAATCCGAGAGGTTGCACCAGAAAAGCCAAAAGAGAAAAGGTTAATTTGTAAAGGGTGTAATGAACATGAGAATGCTACCCTGGCATTTTTCCAGGATCGTGGTGTTAAAGACAGAAACGCCCTTGCTACCATCATGGGTAATATTCGTCAGGAATCAACTTTTATTCCTAATATTTGTGAAGGTGGTAGCAGAACCAGTTGGAGTAACTGTGGACGTGGTTACGGACTGATTCAATGGACATCTGCCGATCGTTATTATGGATTGGGTGATTTTGCCAAGAAGTTTGGTGGTTCTCCATCATCTCTTCAAACGCAACTTGGTTATCTAACAACTGAGGTTCAATGGAAACGAATTGAAGATAGGATGAAAACTCCTGGTAAGTCTATCAATCGTTACATGGACTATGCGTATAGTTGGATTGGTTGGGGGCATCATGGTGCTCGCACTTCATATGCTCATGATTATGCTTCTCGTCTGATTACGGTAGAAGTTTAATAAAATAGAATAATATAGGGGGAAGATTCGCAAATCTTCCCTTCTTAAACAAATTTTAATTGACATAAGAACGAGAGTGGATTAAGATACTCTCATCTTAAGATTTGCTTAAGACGCATAAATAACGAAGATTTACTTTGTTGTAAATCTTTACATTGTCGTTTAGTACACAAAAAACATTTTTATGAAAATCAAACAACTGATGCTTGCACCCGTTGCCCTTGGTATGATTGCTCCTGCTGTTGCGAATGCCGCAGATCTTAATATTGCAGCAGTCAATCAATACTCCTCTGAGCAGGCAACAAGCGTCACTCAATTTTCTGATGTCCAACCTTCTGATTGGGCATATCAGGCACTCAGCAACCTAGTAGAGCGTTATGGTTGCGTTGCTGGTTATCCTAACGGCACTTATGGTGGTGGTAAGGCAATGACCCGTTATGAGGCAGCAGCACTTCTGAATGCTTGCCTTGATCGTGTAACCGAAGTAACTGATGAACTCCAACGTCTTTCGAAAGAGTTTTCCGAAGAACTTCTAGTTATTCGTGGTCGTGTCGATAAACTGGAAGCACAAGTTGGTCAACTTCAAGCAACTCAGTTCTCCACTACATCTAAACTGCGTGGTGAAGCAACCTTCGTTCTCGGTGGTGTAGAAGGTGCTCGTCTTGCTAATGGAACCAATGTTGGCAACACTGCTTTCAACTATGATGTTCGTCTGAACTTTGATACTTCCTTTACTGGTAAGGATTTGCTGAAGACTCGTCTGCGTTCTGGTAATTTCTCCAGTCAACCCTTTGGTTCTTCCTCTTCTCTGTTCAAACTGGATAAGGCAGAATCTTATGCAAACCAAGTGCAACTTGACCGTCTGTACTATCAGTTCCCTGCTCTTACCAAAGGTCTGACTTTGACTGCTGGTGCTCTTGTTCGTAACACTGAGATGTCGTGGGTTCCTACTGCTTATAAATCAGACATTCTTGACTTCTTCTCTGTTGCTGGTGCCCCTGGTGTCTACAACAAAGCAACTGGTTCTGGTTTCGGTGCCCAGTGGGCACAACCTACCAAGAAAGGTAAGGGTGGTTTCGTTGCTGGTATCAACTATGTTGCCCAAAACGGTTCTGATTCTAGCAAAGGTGAATTTGATGAATCTGGTGCTCTGAACACTCTTGCTCAGATTGGTTATCGTGCTCCTCAGTATGGTATTGCATTTGGTTATCGTTATGGAACCGAAGGCACTCGTGTTCGTACCTTCAATGCTATTAACGGTGGTTCTGGTGCTCTTGCTTCTGGTCAATCTTCCAACAGCTATGCTATCAATGCTTACTGGCAACCTAAGAAGTCTGGTATTGTACCTTCAATCTCAGGTGCTTATGGTTGGAATGATGTTAGCCTGAATTCTCTTGGTAAGACAACTCCTACTGGTGCTACCAACTCCCAGACCTGGTTTGCTGGTCTTCAGTGGAGTGATGTGTTTGCTAAGGGAAATGCTGCTGGTTTTGCCATCGGTGCTCCTGGTAATGCTGCTTCACTTACTGATAGTCAGAAGGCTCTGATGTGGGAAGCTTTCTATCGTTACAAAGTCAGCGATAACATTAGCATCACTCCTGCTGTGTTTTATGTTTCCAACAATCAAGGACTCAAGAATGCTTCAGATAACTATGGTGGTGTGATTCAGACGACTTTTAGGTTTTGATAAGTACTCATAAGATGATTGGAACCACCCCTTTCTGGGGTGGTTTTTTTTAACTAGTATAAATAAGTAAAATATTTTGAAATTTATTTATAGGATTGGAATATGGAAAATATAAAAATTAGATGTCGTTCTTGTGGAAAAGAATTGGAAG